TAGGCAAAGCGCGAGCCCCTTTGTTCCCCGGCCAGGTCGCGGACGTGATAGCTCACGTTGCCGAGCTTCGTGCCGGTCAGCTCCGCCAGTTCCTTCGGCGAGCAAGCCTCCTCGGTCTCGTCCATCATCTCCAGGATCGCCTTCTTGACCGGGTGCAGCATCGTTTCGCCGATCTGCGCGTAATTAATCATGGGAACCCTCCATTGGTTGACTACGATTCACGCGGTCAAGGTAACGCGCCTCTTGCGATTTGTCAACCGCCCATCCTCGTGGTAGGCTGCGCGCATCGTGTGACCCGCGACTGGGCCGCGGCTCCCTGCCCCCGCTAGCCCTCGTCCGTCGGTGACGCGGTTCATCGCCACGGCCCGCCAGGCTTTCCACATCTAAGCCAGCGGGCCGTCGGCGTTCTGGGGTAGGATGACCGAGTCGTTCGTTGTTCGCCCCACGGCCCGCCTTTGACGATTGGGATTCATCACCTAGTCCGGCGGGTCGTCGGTATTCGGGGGGGGTGCCATTTCTCCGCGTAATGTGGTGCCAGTGAGTCGCCAGGACGCAATCGCCGCCGCCCGCGCCCGCATGGCGCAGAAGGCTCCCGTCTCTGCCGCAGCCTCCAAAGAGGTCGTCCGAGCCGCCCCGACGAAAGAGGTAGGGACGCCCGGAGCGGTGCTGATGCCGCTGGGCGGCTTCGGCGGCCGCCCCGACTGGGCCTACTTCATGGACGACCGAGAGTTCGCCGCCGAGCTTCAGTGGCCGCGCTCGGTCGAAGTGAACGAGCGCATGGAAACCACCGATGCGCAAGTCAAGGGCCTTCTGCTCGCCACCTTCCTGCCGATCCGCCGCATGCGCTGGGAGCTGGACCCGGCCGATTCTCGGCCCGAGGCGGTCGCTCTTGCCCATGAAGACTTAAACCTGCCGGTGCGCGGCGACGAGACGCTGGTCGCCCGTAGAGGCGTTTTCAACCACGACCGCCACTTGGGGCACTCGCTGCGCGCCGTGAGCCAGGGCCACTACCACTTCGAGGAAGTCCTAGAGCTTCGCGATGACGGGCTGCTGCATCTGGAAAAGCTCGGGACCCGGCCGCCGCGCTCGATCATCGGGATCAGAACTGACGAACACGGCGAGCTTCAAGCAATCGAACAGATGGCAGGCGGCCTTGGCTTTTCAGGCGGGCGGGTCATGGGCGGGGTCGTCGGCGGTATTCGCACCCTGAGAGCCGACCGTCTTCTCGCCTACCTCTGGGACACCGCCGACGACGGGGATCAGGTAGGACGCAGCGTCCTTCGATCCGTCTGGCGAAATTTCCTCGTGAAGGACGCTCTGATCCGCGTCGATGCCGTCAAGCACGAGCGAAACGCGATGGGTATCCCCTGGTTCCAGGTCGACCCCGCCGCCAGCGGCCCGCAGATCGAGGACTTGGCCCGCAAAGCCGAAGAAATCCGCGCCTCGTCTGTCGGCGGCGGCGCCGGGCCGGGCAAGCTCCAGATCGCGGGCGTCGAAGGAACGCTTCCCGACACGATTCAGTCGATCCGCTACCACGATGAGCAGATGGCCAAGGCGCTGGTCCAGCAGCTCTTCAACCTCGGCGGCGATGCGAACTCCGGTGCCCGCGCCCTCGGTGACACCTTCGCCGAACGAGTGGTCGAATTCCAAGGCTCGATCGCCGACTGGTACTGCGAGGCGACCCAGCGCTTCATCGACCGCCAGATCGAACGCAACTTCGGCCCCGACGAAGCCTCGCCGCAGATCACCTACACCCGCACCGAGACCTACGAGGTCGCCTTCGCAGATTTGGCGAAAGCCGTCTCCGAAGGGCTGGTCCTCGTCACGCCCGAGCTTCGCGCCTACGTCGAGGAACGCTGGAAGATCCCCGGTCAGGCAGGCGCAGAGGCCCCTACGCTGCCGCCTGCGCCCACGGACGCCGAACCGGGAGCCGAACCCCCCGGAACGGCCCCCAAAGCCTCAGAAGGGCGCGCACAGCCCAAGCGCTCGGCGCTGGCCGAGCAGATGGCCGCCAAGCTGACCGCGCCGATGACTTGGCCGCAGCTCGCCCGCGCAGTAGGAAGCGACCCCAAGAACGGCACCGCACGCCGTGCCCGCGATCAACTCCTAGCCGAGGGTGCCGTTCTACGTGAAACGGATGGCACCTTGCGGCCTGCGGTGGCACTCTCGCTCCCCGAACGTGAATTGAAGCGCGCACCGCTTGCATTTGAGGTAGCGGCCGGGGTGGACTTCGCCGCGATGGAGGAAACCTTCCTACAGGGCCGCGAAGGGATGATGGACACCTACCAAGCCGCGAGGGCGGCGCAGATCGAACAGCTCGCCGGAGAGGTCGAGGCGGCAGAAGGCGATCCTGCGAAGCTGGCGGCGCTTAGCTGCGATCCGGTCGATACGGCGGTTCTGAGCGCGCCGTTGATGAAGATCGCCCAGGAAGGCGTCGATAGCGCGCGCCAGGAGTACCAGGCCCAAACGGCGACTTCTACGAGTGCCCCGGCCGAAAAAGAAACTAGCCATAACTTCCCAAAACCCCTGCGCATGGCCGAAGCCAATGAAGACGAAATCGAAAGCCGAGTCTCCGAAGAAGCAGTAGCGCTCGCCGCTGTCCTCGCAACCTCTCTGGCCGCCAGCGCATCGCGCCGCGCCTCGGCCATGCGCTCGCTCTCGCCATCCGAAGCCGCGGAAGACCTTCGCACCTACCTCGGCGAACTCAAAGGGGCCGACGCCAAGGTCTCGATCAGCGGCGCGGTCATGCACTCCTACGGGATCGGCCGACAGGAATTCATGCGCGCCAATGGGCCGAAATCGGTGGTCGGATCAGAGATCCTCGATAGCAATACCTGCCAGGCCTGCAACGGAGTCGATGGCACCGAATACCCGTCCATCGAGGCATCCGAAGCTGACTATCCGGCCGGGGCGGGCTACATCGGCTGTGAAGCCGGTCTTCTTTGCCGGGGCGGATGCATCGCGACCTACTGAGCTACGGCCCCTGCGTCGATCCCTGGCTCACTTGCACGGGCGGCGGCCAGGATGAGATCGAAGAGTTTTGGGAACCGGACTGCTCGCTTGTTGACTACCCTCTTACTCGACAAAGCGCCAGTACCGCCGCTACCATGGCGGGCATGAGCTACGAGAGCTTCAAGCTTCACCCCTTCCGAGCCTATAAAGGCGCTGAATTTCTTGGTGCCGAACTGCGAGGCGAAGAGGGAACTGAGCCGGATGAGTTGGTTCTACGGTTCGCTGATCGGCCCGATCTGGTCGTATCGGTATGGCATGGGACGGGCGCGAGCGGATTCGACATTGAAACCGCAGAAACGTGACCGGCCTCTTCCTCCGCTACTGCTGGCGCTGCAACTCGACTGAGCCGGTCGTCACCCCGAAGGGGGCCTGCGGCGGTTGCGGGGAGAAGGGTCGGGATCGTTGACGCCCACGCCCTGATCCCGGCCCTCGGCGATAAGCTCGACCAGGGCGAGCGGCAGGCGGCGCTCGACAGCGTGCAGAAGCATGACCGGCCGTGAGGCGCTTGACAAACCGCAAGGGCGTAGCTAGGGTCTTGGGCATGGAACCGGCAGAGAGGCTGATCGCCATCGCCCGTGAGAACGGATGCGAGGACGAAATCGAGCACGTGCTGATCGGCGAACTTCTCCCCGCCATCCGCGACGAGGTGCGGAAGGAAGTCCTAGCTGAGGACGTTGGCGGGCGCTGGATGGGCAAGACCCGCGACGAGGTAATAGCGATCCTAGAGGAACGTCTTGGACGCCGAGGCCGAGAACTCAATGAAGCAATCCAAGGCCGCCCATGACCCACATCACCATCGACACCCTCGAATACGGCGACCCCCGGATCAGGGAAGCCAGCGAACACGTGAGCGACTCCTACGCAGCAGCATTCGCCTGGTTCGCGACTCTGGGCGCCCATATGCGCGATGTGTCGTTCACCCCTATATGGCTCGCTGATGTCGCCTGGCCTTTCCCGACGTGGCGGGTTCGCGCTCGTCCCTTTGACTGGGCTGAGGACGAGGCCGACATCCCGGTCAGCGCCGAGGACCGCTGGCACCGGGGAGACCGGCGGCGGTTCAAGCTCTATTTGCGGCCTCCGCGTGAGGTGGTGCAGCGGTGACGCTCGGATATTTCGGCATAGGAATTTACGGCTCAAAGACGCCCGCGAACGTGGGAACCCTCTGGCGCTCGGCTGCCAACTTCGGCGCGGCCTTCATCTTCACGGTCGGCAAGCGCTACCCGAAGCAGGCCAGCGACACGATCCAAGCCTGGAAGCACATTCCGCTCTTCGAGGTCGAGAAGTTGGCTGATCTTCCGGTGCCGAAAGACTGCCCGTTAATCGCCGTCGAGCAGCACGCCTCGACGGCGCTACCTGATTACGAC